AATTGCATATCAATATCCTCTCCCTTCTCACAATACCTTTGAAACTCACACCAGTCACATAAGCGACTAGGTTTCTTTATATATTCCTCGCAATTTATTGCGTGAATACCATTATTTAAAAATTCAATTACTTTGTTAGGGTCGTATTCAACCTGAACAAATTCTAATTGCTTACTTTCTAAATCCTCAAACACACGCTTTCTAAATTCTTGAATCGTTTCGTCTTTTGGATTAGTTTTATTTTTATACTTTATTTTTAAATTACATTTTGGAACAAACATGAAATACATATTTCTAATTTTCTTATCTGGATTTAGTTTTTCAAAGAAATACTTGTATTCATGAAGTTGTCCACTTTCTAAATAATTACTTATATTATTTGAATACTTCCAATCATATAAATCGTATTCTTTGGTGATTATTTGATTGGTAAACTTATCTCTATACCAGTCAATATCTTTATCATATATCCAATTTTCTTCAACTACTTGTGGAGTAACATCTACTAAATAATCTATATGCCCTACAAAGTCCTCACCATCTGCAATTTCTATTTCGTGAAGTCCTCCAGGTGGGATAGCTTCTTTAATTTTTGGTATCCAGTATTCAAGCTTAATTGCTTCTGTTACGTGATTATCGTTAATCACTGGATAAGCATTGTAATATTCTTCAATAGCTGCTTCAACATTTTTTTCTATTCCTGTATGGAGTGCATGACCTAAAATCAAAGCACTTTGTGGATCATCAGTTGGTAGTGTTTTTAGTCCATCGATATACCTTAATTTGAATTGGTAAGGACACTTGTTAAAACACTCAACTCTACTGTGTGATAGCTTCATTTTTCACCTTCTTATTGTTACGTTTTAAGAACTTAAGAAATTGTTTTTCAACTTTTTCATATTCTCCAGAACAATAAACGCATTCACCTTTTTTATTGTAAATTGTCATCTTATGACAATCTTTACATCTATGTTTTGGTTCTTTACCAAATAAAGTTTTAATACGATTTATTTCATTGTTCTTTTTAACTTTTCTTGCAAAATTACTCATCATTCACCTCCGTTATTTCTAAAATATCTGCGTATGGATCGCTCATATAAAATGCAAATTGAGGATTAATACCTTCTTCAACTTCAATTTCAGTAACTAAAATATCATTTCCTTTTTGATATTTAATTTTATATCTCTTCATATTTTTATCACCTTCCTAACTAAAATCGTTATCACAAAATCTATATCCATCAATATTTTTAGTATTATAATTAAAATTATCAGGATTAGATAAATTGTGTGGGTCGTTTTGTTTACTATCAATTAAATCAAGTAATTTTTCTTTAGTAATTTCTTCGTTGTATTCATTAAACAAAACATATTCTCCAGTATCAACATTATTTTCTAACCACTTTTTAAATTGTGGGTATGTGTGAAATTCTTCATTATCTCTAAATAAGAATAACCACCCACCACTTGATTTTCCTAAATGGATTTCTCTATTGTATAGAGTTGGTTTTTTCTTTACTGCATAATAATTTGTTCCCATCTTCTTTCACCTCCATCATCCAAAAACTGATTGCAGCGTAACCTAAAGTATTCATTTCTTCTTCGGTCAAACCATCACAAACATCAACCCAATATGGTTCTTTATGTTGTGATTTAAAATATTCGTATTCTTCTTGACCAATATCTTCAATAAATTTTTCTTTACTGAATACTTTTTTACACTTAACCATATCTTCTAATTCTCCTTCTATTTTTTGTTGCTTTACGATAACAACTCCATGAGCATTGCCATTTATACACACGATGGTCTATTGTTGTTTTATAAACCCAGTCTGTACTTGGTGGATAGATTTCTTTTTTACATTCACTACAATGTTTTTTAAGTAGTCCTAATGACAATTTAATCTACTCCTTATCAAATAATTTTTGTTGTTCCCAATCTATCAACTCAGGTCTTTTAATTAAGTCATTGACTAATAGTTTAAAATCTTCAAATTGGTCAGGATATAAAATTATACTTATTCCTCCAGCTTCACGAATTTTATCTCTATGGTGTATTTGTAATGGGCTTGGTTTACCTCTTTCTGCTTTAACTTCTATTGCTAGAAAATAACCATTAACGCAAGCTAGAATATCTGGAATACCACTTTTAGTCATACGATTAGCAAAATACTTGACATACCAACAACCTTGAGAATCTAAATATTTTTTTATTTTGTTTTCAAAGTTTTTTTCAGCAGCCATTATTTAGTCACCTACTTAAATCTATAACTGAATGAAGCTTTACGTGTTGTTACTTTTGGATAATCTCTTAATAACTCTTTGTACAGCTCTGGTTCTAATTCACATAATTTAGCTGTATCAATACTTACTGATTCACTAGGTTTAGAATAACTAATTGTTACAAAATCATTTTTATAACCTTCATCAGTTAATTCCTTTTCTAATTTTTCTTTAGCTTCTTTTTCTCTATCTGCTAATCTCTTTTTAGCGTCATTGATAGATTTTAATTCTTTTAATAATTCTTCCATTAAAAACCTCTCTCCTTTCTAATTTTGTTGAATTTCTCAACAATCATCATATGACCATTTCTTTCTAATGATTGTTTTCCAAACAACATAACAATATTTACAATATGGTCATCAGTTAACTCATTAACTGGAATAAATTCTCCATCTTTGGTTTTCCAAAAATATTTTTCATCTTCTTTCCAAGCAAAATCATCTTCTAACCATTTATCTGGAATGTCGTATCCATCTTTATAATCATACATATCCATATTTAATCCTCCTCTTCCTCAAATAATTTATCTGTATAATCTCGGCGTTCTGCTAACACCTTATAAATTTTTTCTTCAACAGAATTTCTACAAATCAACTCATAGTAGAAACAAGTTTCTTTTTGTCCAATTCTATGAGTACGCTTTTTACTTTGTTCAAATAACTCACTGCTAAGTGGTGGTGTGAAATAAACAATCTTATTTGCTTGTTGTAAGTTCAAGCCCATCGCTCCAGCTTGGTATTGAATAATTGTTATTGAATTTTCAAAGTTCTCATAGTTGTGTAAGTCTTTTCCTTTACCGTTGACAACTGAATATGGTCTGTTCAACTCTTCACATAACTCAACAATAAGTCTAGCTTCTTCATTAAAGTTGTAAAATATGATGATACGGTCATCTGATGACTCAAGTAAATCTTTTAATGCTTCTAATTTATTAGCGTTATATGATGCACATAATTGACGTTCATATAACATTTTAGTTAGTGTTGTATCACCTACAAAAGTTTGACTTAAAGTGGTATCTTTAATTTTTACATTTATAACTCTATCTCGTTTGAATACTCTATACTCTGGTATAGTATTAACTTTAATCTCATTAAATACTTGGTCAGGTAAATCAAATACTTCATCAGTCTTTAAGAACCTACAACCATAATCACGCATTTTAGATTTAAGTCTATCTACATTTTTATAACCTCTAACAACTTTTAGTGGAAAACCTTGATTGTCAATTATTTCAGTATCAACATATTGTCTCCAGAATAAGTCTTTAGAAATACCCCAACCTAACATATGAAGTTGACTCCAAAGCCTTTCATACTTTCCACTCGTTGGTGTACCAGATAGAAGTATTAAGTTCTTATAATTTAACTTCATAATGAATTTACTACGTTTAGCTTGTTCATTTTGAATTAAAGATGACTCATCAAGCATAAGAGTAAAATCTTCTAAATATAAAAGTTGTTTACGCCTGAATGCTAATTCATAATTGATAACACCTAATTGATAAAAATCAAATTCATCAGCCATTTCAGTAAAACTTATAAATTCATCAAATTCTTTTTTATTAGTTAAATTTTTAACTAACACTTTTTCTTTATAGTTATTTTTAAAATGTTCAACCCAGTCATCAATTTTGGATTTTTGACAAATAACTAAATTTACTTTAGCTCCTAACTGAATAAGTTTCTCTGCTCCAGTAAATGTTTTACCAAGTCCCATATCATGATAATAAGCGACTTTATTCATATTCTTAGTAGCTTCTAACTCATCAGCTTGGTGTTTATATAAATTAATCATTTTTAAAACTTCCTCAATGGCATTAATAAACCAACTAGCTCATCGTGTTCATAAACAAGTACTGGTTCATATTCACCTTTGATTTTTAAGGTGTAATTTTCAAACGTATCAAGATACTTTGAATTAATTGATACTTCAAAATCACTCTCTTCACTTTTAATGTAAACTCCAACTATTCCATTTTTCATTTCAACTAATCGGTCTGTTTTAAATCCTGGTATATAACCATCTTCATTGAAGAAATGAGCTAAATCAGTTGTTTTTAATTTATTCATATCTAACATGAAATCATCATATTTTAATTTCCATACTCTATAAGAATCACTTACATAAACATAATCGTGAACTAATTGAGCATATATTCTTTTATCTTTCTTATAATAAAGATTCAATAATTCTTTATTTAATTTTTGTATTTTCATTTATTTTCCTTTCTTAATTAACTCTTTAACAACATCTGCTAGTAATACTCCAGTAGTAACTTGTAATACAGCAATAACAAATGCCATTATAATTCCTCCTTGTGATATTCTTCACATACTTTATTAAAATTTTTTTCGCCTACATATTTTTTAAGTTGTTCTTCACTAATGTAATATGTCCAGCGACTACTCATTTTCACAGCTGTTCCAATTGGTAATACTCCTCTTTGTAATCCAATTCGTACAAACTGTGGACTCTTACCTAATATCTTAGCTGCTTCATTAACTTTCATTATTCAATCTCTCCCATGAAAATTGAATCAACTTCATCAATAGTTAGATTTAATTCAAGAGCGATCTTCTTAACATCATCTAAACTAAATTTAGTTTCTTTATTAAGTTTTCTACTTGCTGCTCCAGGTGTAATGTTTAAGATTTCAGCAAGATAATTTCCAAAATCTTTTCTACCCTTTTGGAGCATTCGTTTCATCAATTCTTCCAATCTGTATCACCTCCATCTATCTGTCTTACAATTCTGTTATACTACAGATTTCTTGAAAAGTCAACAACTTTTTTGACTAAAAGTATATTTTTTATACTTTACAACAAATAATTTACACCGATTTTGATTCGTATTCAATAAAAAAGGCGTATTTTTAATACGCTAATTGTTACCAGTTTCTTTTGTATCTTACCTATAGTATTCTATAGGTACAGGAGGTGTCTTATATGAACGCTGGAAGCATTATAAAAGAATTAAGAACTAAAAAAGGACTTACTCAAGATGAACTTGGTGAAGTCTTAGGAATTAAAAAGTCAGCCATTCAAAAATATGAAAGTGGAATGATTACAAATTTAAAACTAGACACTCTACAAACATTATGTAATTACTTTGGAGTTCCAGTTTGGATATTCATTCATCCAGAACGAATTAAAAATTTAGATGAAGTAATTGATTTTTATTCTGATATTTATGATGGGGAAGCACTTCAAAAACTAAATAGAAAAGGACAAGGAAAACTTAAAGAGTATTTAAATGACTTACTTAAGATAGGAGAATATACAGAATGAAAAGAGCTAACGGAGATGGATCAATATTAAAACTTGGTGGAAAACGCAGAAATCCATACGCTGTAAGAGTTACTTTAGGGTGGAATGATGAGGGAAAACAACTTCTTAAATATATTGGTTATTACAAAACAAAAACAGAAGCCAAGAAAGCATTGAATGAATATTTGGTTGATCCTTATGACTTGAACACAAATGATATCACTTTAATAGAAGTATTTGAAAAATGGAAAGATACTTCTGACCTTGCTGAAAAAACAATGAAGAACTATGTAAGTGCATTTAATAAAGCCGAACCAATTCACAAAATACCAATCAAAGATATTAAGATTCATCACCTAGAAAGTATTATTGAAACGCTATCGCCACATATGAAGAAAGTATTTAAAAATGCAATAGGTCAAGTTTATACGTATGCTGAAAAGCATGAGATAGTAGATAAAAATCCAATGAACTTAATCACGATAAAACAAGCAGCTGTAAGTGAGAAAAAGCCGCTTACATCCAAAGATATAGACTTGCTCCTAAGTTATGAACATGAGCTTGTAGATACAAGTAAAATTATGCTCTATACTGGAATGCGTGTTACTGAATTGTTAGAACTTGAAAATGCAAAAATAAATCTTGAAGAAAAATATCTGATAACTGGTGTTAAAACAGAAGCTGGTAAGAATCGTATAATTCCGATTCACAATGAAATACTACCACTAATTAAAAAACGATATAATCCGAACGATAAGTATTTCTTATCATACAGAAACAAGAAAATTGCTTATAGAAGTTATCGGTCCATGTACTGGGATAAAATGCAAAAAGATACAGGACTTGAATTTACACCACATAATTTAAGACATACGTTTGCAACGTTTGCGGATAGGTTAAATCTAAATAGAATTGCAATAAAAAGGATAATGGGTCACTCGTTAAAAGATGTTACTGACCACTATACGCATAAAGAATTAGGTGAGCTATTGGAAGAAATAAATAAATTGAAATACTAGTCTTTGTATACTACGTGTATCTTACCTTTTTAGATAAATTAAGAATCAAAATTAAAGTTTGTATCTTACGTGTATATTACAGAAAAAAATTTAGGGTGTTTTATAGCACCCTAAACGCCTTTATATCAACGTTTTGCTTATTTAATAAGGCTCAAAAACTCTTGCCTGAAAGTTACAAAACCCTATTAAATCAACGTTTAAGGACAGTTTTGTGTATTACGTGTATATTACAAAAATACTTACAAAATTAGTATAAAACATATTTGAGTTGGTAACAATGTAATTCGTGGAGGTGGTTAAATTGCACTGATTAAATTATTAACACGTATCAGAATATCTTATCCAAAAACAAAA